CTGGGAAAATTGACATATGGGTGAGTGTTTCGCTACCCTTCAATTTTCAATACCAAACGAGGGACGATATGAAGGGATTGCCTGATTTTTCTGGGGTAACTGTGAAAAGCCCGAATTACCGTCAAATGTACCTACGATGCCTGAGTGTACTTCAAGAAACGTTGGATGCAAAAACCCTGAAAACACATGCCCTACGGTATGCCCGCGATCATAAAATCGAACCCAAGAACGCTTTTGGTGCGCTTGAGGATTGGCGTTACACAACAATCGGTAAGGTTGCTTATCTTGAGCAGCATGATTTTCCACTAACCGAAGATACTAAAAAATGGCTCGAAACGAAAGTCAACGAGATCATTACCGAAGGAAAGGAAGCCATCAAAAACAACAAGGTTGTTGTATCCTCGCCCGTAATTGAGAAATCTGATAAGAAACTTACCCCGGTAGATATGGCAACCAAGATTATAGCCTTGGTTGAAAATGGGGATAAACTACTCAAGGATCGCGAAGCTCCGGTTAAGCTGCTATCCATTGAGGGGGCAACTAAGGATCAAGTTAAAGAGGTTCTATCTACCATTGAAACTCGGTTCTCGATGTATTCAAACGAAACTTCTGATGGGTACAAGACGATGATTGCACAAGGTACCATGCGGTCAACTATGATTCGTCGCCGCAATGAGTTTGGGCGATTGGTACAGCAAATTTCCACATACTTGGACGGGTTGACGAAGTAATACTATCGTCATCGCAAACCCCTACTGCCTATAAATACATTCAGGTAATATAAGGGAAACGCGATGACGACCACGACCACGCCCGGTAATCATGACCAAGAGCTTCATGGTTATATCTATAACCGTGAAAAATTGATAACCGAACTCGGTATGATGCTGGGTGGCGGTATGGTCGATATTGAACTCGACCCCGAACATTACGACCTTGCTATCGATCTTGCTCTTGATCGGTACCGTCAGCGTGCTAGTAATTCCGTTGAAGAGAAATTCAGCTTTATTGAGCTTCAGCCTGATCAACAGGTATATATACTGCCTCGCGAGGTCAAAGAAGTTCGCCAGATTCTTCGACGTGGTATCGGCGGACAGACTGGTGGCTCCCAGATCGATCCATTTGCAATGTCTTATACCAACCTTTATCTACGGGATGCGGGGCGGCAAGGAGGACTTCTTACTTTTGATCTGTTTCATCAGTTTCAAGAAGTTGCGGGGCGGTTATTTGGGCGTGATTTAAATTATCACTGGAACCCAACCACCCGACAATTGACGGTCCATCGCCAAATCCATACGCCTGAAACTGCGGTTCTGTGGATTTATACATTCCGTCCCGAGGTCGAAATTTTCAATGATGACTATGCGCGTCCTTGGATTCGCAGTTTTGCCCTCGCCCAAGCCAAATTGATGCTTGGTACCGCCTATGCAAAGTTCCAGACGATTGTTGGTCCGCAAGGCGGAACATCACTTCCCGGTGATGCCCTCAAATCGGAAGCAATGGCTGAGCTTGAAAAATTGGAAGAGGAACTGAAGAACTACATTGATGGTTCAGAAGGATATGGGCTGCTTATCGGGTAATTTGAAGAAAACATATTAAAAATTGATATGACTTTTATAATTGGATAAATACTTCATCAACAGACGGAGATGAAGTATGGATGTTCTTGCAAAATTGTCCGCATATCTTGCGCAATACGAAAATGGCTATAACAATCGGTCTGCTATTCGGTATTTATCCAAACGCGATCCTGATTTATGGGAAGAAATTTGTCAGATAACAGCATTTCTTCCTGATGATGCCAAACCAAAACAGCGGGTGTGGCACATCATCAATGAGGTTTATGACCGTCCTGTTTGTCCAGTGACCGGCGAGTTTGTCAAATGGTTTGAGAACCGATATTTGACTTATTTTTCACGGTCGGCAAAATCGTCTGATCCACAATTTGTTAAGCAACGTATGGAAACGTATTGTCAACGTACCGGTCATACTCATTGGCATTCGAAAGATAATGAAGATGGGTATGCGCATTATCTTACGATATATAATGAAGGCAGAATAAATGGCAATCACAAACGCACAGGATGTCAATGGGACGACGATAGGAGGGAGAAACTTCGTCAAACGTGGCTGGACAAGTACGGTGTCGATCACCCATGGAAACACCCTGACATTATAAAAAAGTCTCTTGAAACGCGGATTGCCAACGGAAATGCGGAACCAAAAACGGAAGAACGTGATTTGTATTATGCGGCTGTATATGAAATCACTCGAAAATCATGGATTGATTATTTCGACAAGATTAATCCTGAACGTCATAAGCGTGGTTCATACTGGCATCTTGACCATATCTACAGTATATTAGAAGGTTTTAGAAACAATATCCCACCTGAGATTATAGGTCATTGGACTAATCTGCGAATGCTCACTATTAGTGATAATAGTAGTAAAGGTAGTGATTGTCATAAAACTATTGAGGAATTGTATTTTGATTATGAGGCGGGACGGCAAACTCCACCTACGCATACTCGTAAACCGCCAAAAGAAGTGGTTGTCGTAAATTGGGAGGAAGTTGAACCTTTATACCGTGCTGGTGAAATACCCCAGAAAGAGTTATCTGCGATGTATGGTATTTCCACCCGCTATCTTAATAAACAAGCAGAAATTCGTGGATGGGGGAAATGGAAGCGTGTGCGAAAAGGGTGGACCGAAGAATCCAAACAACGGGTTAGGGAGGCAATGCACAATCGTGCTATCTCGGATGAAACACGTGAGAGAATAAAAGCAGCAGCACAGAAACGTGGTGAAAATATGCGTGGTAAGACATACGAAGAAATTTATGGAGTTGAAAAGGCGAGAGAACGGCGTCGTAAGATGAGTGAGTCTAATAAGGGAAAAGTACGTACCGAGGAACATAAAGCGAATTATAGATTGGCTGCGGCGAAGAGAAACCACAATATTACATAAATATAAGATGCGCATCCTTGAAGTTCTTTCTGAAGCTACCACTCCGTACATCCACAAAGTCGTGGACCCGGCGCTGTTGACCTACCGCGAGTTCTATGAATTGGTCAACCCCAACAACAAACACCATTCAGAGTCCGCGTACCAGAGCATTGGTTTACAATCACTGAACAATGGTAGCTATGGGCGTCGTGAAGATTACAAGCTAATGCGGCGGATTAAGATCAAGGGATTGACCTTTGAGATTTGCTCGCAAGTAATCGATTGTTGGGAAACCGCCCAATACGTCAAGCGCGACCCTAATGGGGAAATCGTTCGTATCAATAATGAGGCGCAATACTACACTCGGGAAGAGGTAGAAAAACTTGGGTTCAACCGGTGGGATTACCGCTTCGCCATTTTTGATACTGAAACCAAACAGATGGTTGGGTGGACTACGGATGACGAATGGGGCTGTCATCTGGTTGTTGTCGCACCGGAATATCGTGGTATGGGGTTTGGAACCATCCTTACCAAATTGATGCGAGAACAGAAACCGGACCTTCATTCAGGGGGTTTCAGTCCTAGTGGTGCCCGGAATTTTGATTTGGTCCATCAGGAATTTGTCCGTGATTATCTGAAGACTGGGATGTACTCGCAATTGATCCGCCAAGGAGTTGTCACCAAGGCGCGTGTCCAAGAAATCGTCCATAGCGCCTTTCCGAAAGGGGTTACACGCCCGAAGAAATCATCCGGTGACCTGTCTAGTGCAAATCCTGAAAACTGGCTGCTATACGCCCAGGACGGCGCTTTCGTGTTATACGACCGGAAACTTGCGGATTTGGTTCAAGAGGACGACATGTATTGGACCGAACGCATGGTCAAAGGATACGTCTACGTTGGTCCGTTCTCACGTGATGACTGGGGGCACATCAAGATATACGGCGCGGAAACCGAGAAACTGAAGAAGTTCCTGATGATGCTCGCGCTCTCATATTGCGAGAAACAGGGAATTTCTTTGGTGATTGAGAACGATCAGAAAGTCTACCTACCCGATGACGTGAAGATTCTTAAATATGGTCCTGATCGAATGGTGGTTAAACCGGTCATGAAATATGTGCCCTATGAAGTTATGGCAAAAGCAGAAGTACGATACCGTCGTGCTTTTGACCGCTACGGCGAGTTCCATGATCGCTTGCTGGAAATAGCAGAAGGGAAATACCAGCAGTCAATCTAGCCCGATCAATGGGATGTTGTATTGTTGGCAATATGCTCTGAGAGCGTTCGTTCCTTTGGGTGAAACGTTGTCCCCGTCTGGTCTTACGTGGATACGCTCCAACTTGGTCGCCAAATCCCGGATGTTGCCGATGACGAACGCCTCGGTAGGGTCGGTCTTGCTGTCCTCAATGGCATTTTTCAAGTATTGTTGATACGTTGCCTGATCCATAGAATAGGTGCGACGTGTTTCTTCCGCCCCGGATAAGTCATAGATCGCTTGCCCATTGATATTAACGACCGGAACACCAAGCGCATTACGGCGGACTACGAAGCAGATCGGGGTGCCGACGTTCAGCCAACTACGATCATCCAATGCGAAGCTCAAGCCGGTTTTGAAATTCGAATGGAATTCTCCGCTTAATTGACGGGGGATGAAATGACGAACCCGCCCAATCATTGCGTTAGAACGAAGGTATGACATACACCCGCGTTCGTCTATCCAGCGATAGATGAGATTTGGGATGGAGTTTACCGGGGCAATTTCATGGAGACGCATAGTGCTTATAGCCCCTTGTGTTGTTTCCAGGCAGAAATAACCCGCACAAAAAATGGTAAGTCAAAGAAATTGACAACACCAGTTGGGCATTCGGCATCATAATGCCTACCACCATAGGTGAGCCAAACATGCGTGGCGTCATCAAAGTTTGCCTCGTAGGCGAGTCTATTCATATGCTTCCAGTTTAGACCTTGAGTCGGTTTTACTGCTTTCCAATGCGAGCGAAGCAATGGTAGGTCAAATCTTCCATCCTCATTCATGAAACTGGCTATTGAAACATCAGAAATCCCACGGCTCTCTGCTTCGCGCACGCCGCCGAATTGCTCATAAACATCGGAAACAAAATCATCACAGCATCCAGATGCTTTCCCTGTATTAATATCACTTGGAGCATTGCAGCGTCTATGCTCCAACCACTCATCGATCACCCGATTAATCGCGGATGTTAAATCAACGCTGGAAGGCTGAGTAATTTCAAACAATCTCATGTTTCTATTTATTTTAAACTGACCCCGTTACGGTGTGTCCAAAATACTTGGGTAAATACTTTTATGCTCACCGTCACTCTACCCCAACTGGATCAAGTATTTCCCGGTCAAATCACTACGCTGGATGAATTGTCCAGTACCAAGGCTCCCGCCAGGAAAACGGTTTATCTTGTTCACACCCAGGATGAGCATTTCGCCAATCTGTGCATTTCCCGCTTCGAAGTTGTCAAAGTCCTCTACGACGTTGATACTCACACAAATGTCGTATACGGGTTCCTTTGGGACCATACGAAGAAATGCTACGTGTCATATAACATAGATGCCCGGTTCGATTTTGAAGACCAACGCGGGCATCTATGGCGGTTCTTCCGGTCAAAAGCACAAGCTCGATCTTATGCAGTATTTGCACGGCTCTGTGATTTCTGCCGGGACGTAATAGATCGTACCAAACCAAAGAAATTGACGCCAGACCGCACCCCATCCGATAGTCAATGATCGGCAATATGGAGGGGTAAATGCTCATTGGTTTGGTCGGTTTTGCAAACTCCGGAAAAGGAACCGCCGGGGATATTCTGATTGATGAACTCGGTTTTGAGCAAGACAGTTTCGCCGCCCCGCTGAAAGATGCATTGGCAGCGATGTTCTGTTGGCCGCGTGACCTTCTTGAGGGGAACACTAAGGAAGGACGCAAATGGCGCGAAACGGTGGATGAATGGTGGGCTGAACGCCTGGGGATACCGAATTTCACCCCACGGATGGCGATGCAGAACGTTGGAACCGATGTGATCCGGCGGCATTTTAACGACAATCTCTGGATTCTGAGCCTGGAACGGCGGTTCTTGAACCGTAAGAACCAGAATGTAGTGGTCACCGATTGCCGGTTTCCGAATGAATTGGACCTTTTGCGCCGTCTGGGCGGCAAGATCGTGCGCGTTAAACGCGGTCCAGAGCCGGAATGGTGGGATGAAGCAGTTGCGTTCAACCATCACAACTCTCTTCACATTTTTGACGACCCGAAGATGGACAAGAATCAATTCTTTGGGGCGAAGTATGGGATACATGAATCTGAATATGCCTGGATCGGACAACCGTTCGAACTAACGATTGAGAACATAGAGGGAAATCTTGACCACCTCCGAAACACCATCCGCGAATTCGTGCGTTCAGTTGAGGATCGTAGATAGCAAATTTTCGATGTTGTCTTTGTAGGAAATGCGCAGAAGAGTAAACCCTTTTTTGCACACAGTATTTGAGAGCATCGTTTTGTTGGATTAGCTGAAGATATGGCAGTCCGCCCCATTTTCGTATTGGCTCGAAATGCTGACGCCCATCATATTCAACGAGGGTATTTTTCGTCGGAATGTAAAAGTCAAACCGTAATTTTCGACCAAATGATGAAACTAAATCTTTATACAAAAAGGTGAAATAGTGCAGGAATTACTACTAAACCTCACAAGTCCAGATGTTCTTTTAAGCGGAGCCGCCCAAGGAAGTGACTATAAGTTTGGCAAGTATGCCCACGAGGCTGGTCATGCCGTTATCCATTGGAGTTTTGATGGGCACCGTAGTAAGTGCCCACCGCAACATATCGTGCAATTGACCCAAAATCATTTGGATGATGCGAACAAAGCGGTTGAACGTGCCAATAAGACATTAAAACGCCGTTTCCCGTCGAGTAATCCTCATGTGAATAAGTTGCTTCAACGCAACTACTACCAAGTTCGCTGGGCACAGGCGGTTTATGCGGTGGGGACAATAGACCCTCTCGGGCTTGTCGAGGGTGGTACCGGCTGGGCAACCCAAATGTATATGGATCGCTTCCTACATCTTGAGGACTACTTCGAGGACTGCAACCTCTATGTGTTCGACCAAAAGGCACTCAAGTGGATGTTCTGGCGTGGGAAGTGGTCAGAGATTGAAATGCCGCCAACCCCACATGGCGTTTATGCCGGGATTGGGACACGCGAAATTAACGAAGCGGGTATTGCGGCCATCGCGGCAGTGTACAATCAGGAATGTTTTGCGCCGCAGCATAAGTAATATTGGTTAGCAACATCATTACGAAGGCGTCCCATGCTCTATAATTTTTATTCTATAAGCAACGTTATTCGTTCTCATGTAAATTTTGCAGCAACGGTGAATGCCAATTTGGCACAATCGGTTCCCTTTGCCCGTGAATGGTACGCCCTAAACAAACTGGTCCAACGTTCCACGAACAGTTATACCCGCCCGGAATTCGATTTGGGGGTCGCGGAGACGGATGTTCTGACTAAACCGTTCTGTGACCTTTTGCAGTTTGCAGAGGTGGACGCGGGGCGTCCTAATGTGCTTGTGGTAGCTCCTATGTCTGGGCATTACGCAACATTATTGCGGGGAACAGTGAAGGAGTTCCTTCCGGATCACAATGTCTACATCACTGATTGGCGAGATGCGGGGGCAGTTCCTCTTGAGGATGGTGTTTTTGGGTTCGATGATTATGTCACGTACCTAATGGACTTCATTCGATACTTCAACGGGAATGTCCACCTCGTTGCAGTATGTCAGCCTTCCGTACCGGTGATAGCAGCCGTGTCGCTTCTCGCGGCGAACGATGAACCAACCCCTAAATCCATGACCCTTATGGGTGGACCAATTGATACACGTATTAACCCAACTGAAGTCGATGAACTGGCAACAACACGCCCATATTCATGGTTTGAACAGAATTTAATTTACCCAGTTTCGATGGGAAAGAAAGGACATGGACGCAGGGTATATCCTGGCTTTCTCCAACTTGCTGGATTTATGTCAATGAACCTTGATCGGCATGTAAAAGCACATCGCGAATATTTTGATAATTTGGTCAGCGGTGATGGTGAGAGCGCCGCCCATCATGAGAAATTCTATGATGAATACCTTGCTGTAATGGACTTGGATGCGAAGTTCTATTTGGAAACCATCAAGATGGTATTCCAAGAACATCAGTTACCACAGGGGACGATGGTCTGTCATGATCAACTGATAAAACCATCAATGATTTCAAAGACTTGCCTCATGACAATTGAGGGCGAGAAGGACGATATTACGGGGGTTGGACAGACTATGGCAGCACACGATTTGTGCCCGAATGTTCCGTACCGTGACCATTACATGGTTGAAGGTGTGGGACATTATGGCATTTTCAACGGAAAACGGTTCCGCGACCTTGTAGCCCCGCGAATTAAAACCTTCATTCAAATAAGTCGCTGATTCAATTTACGTTTTCTATATAACGGTAAATCTCAATCAGATGAGTTATGGGCAGATTATGGGCAGATAGGTCCGTGATCTGCCCATTCTCTTTTAGTGAAAAAAATTTCTAGCACCGGTCACTAAAGGGTGTTGGGTGGTACCTCTACTATCAACTGATACTAGATTTAATCACAAATACTAGACAAACCGCGTTCGAAAAACACGAAAAGTATCAAATACATCAATCACTAAGGCGAGGAAAGAAAATCCTCGCCTTTCTTTTTACCCTGTTGGGACGCCAAAGGCGGGGGGTGATCATAAATACCTATGCAAAACAGGCTGTTGCAATCAGAGAATTTCGTAAAAAGGGGTATAGATATGCCAGATTTGTCTTCACCCGGTGTGAGCGTAACAATTACGGACGAAAGCGCCTATGCTGGTGCCGACCGTGGTACTGTTCCGTGCCTATTCATCGCCACTCATAGTAACAAGGTACATCCGAGCGGCACGGGCATCGCTCCCGGAACGCTAGACGCAAAGGCGAATAAGCTGTACCTCATGACTTCGCAGCGCGAAGCCATCCAAACCTTCGGTGACCCAATGTTTTATACATCGGGTGGTACCCCATTGCACGGGTACGAATTGAACGAGTATGGTCTACATGCTTTGTATCAATACCTGGGTATTAACGACCGCGCATATGTTGTGCGTGCAGATATTGACCTCGGTCAGCTTGTTCCAAGTGCAGTTGCCCCACGTGGTAACCCGGTACACGGAACTTACTGGCTAGACCTGGGAATGACAAGCGTTGGTGTTTTTGAATCGAACGGGAATAATAACCCTGGTCTGGCATGGGACTTCAAGCAAGTCAAGCTGATCGATAGCGAAGCGGTATCTCATCGTGTGATTGTTGGCACATCTTCGGTGGCAATCACCAATCATGCCTCTCAGTCGGTACTTTCATCCTCTGGTGTTTTGACAATCAACGGCGTGAGCATCAACCTTAACAGTGGTGATACACTGTTGAGCATTGTTTCCAAAATTAACAATGCTCACATCGATAATATCAAGGCGTCGATGTATGCCAATGCAGCAGTTGTTGGAAATGGTGGAAATACAACTCTTCCAAATAAGGTCAAGGGGATTGAGTATAACCTAAAAATCAGCAATACCCGTGGTAAGGACATCTTCATAACTGGTGATGCGACCATTATTTCACAGCTTGGGTTTACTGGTAAACATGATGTATTCCTTCCTGCTTCTGATATTGGGAAGAATGGTGATTATGCGATCATCACTTTCCTGAATGATAACCGCATTTATCAGAAGCTTATTCCGCAAGATGCGTCGGGTATTTCGACAAATACTCCGGATGTAGGTGCCCATTGGTACTTGGTTGGATCGCCCGAATGGAAAGCGGCAACCCCTACTATTGTAATTTCAAAGGTTGTCACTAGTGCATTCAACGCAGGTTGGCTTGAAATTGCATCCAGCACCGGTAATCGTAAGATTGTTGTCGATGCGGGTGATACCGTCAATGAAATCTACTTTAAGATCAACAACGATGCTGCATTGACAGCGGATGGTATTATTGCACAGTCCACCGGGACACAGCTTATCATTACCAATGTTTATGGCGAAGATATTACTTTTACAAGCCAGAGTGGTAATGTTCTTGATGTTCTTGCTATTGATGCAACGACTTATCTTGGAAATAAATTAAGCTATTCCACCCATGCGGTAGTACCAAAGCCGTCTGCGGTTGGTGATGTGTGGATCAAGACAACCAAGCCCAATAAGGGCGCGAATTGGGTAGTCAAATATTATAACTCGCAAATCGGTCAGTGGATGACCCAGAATGCGCCATTGTATGCCTCCGACGCAGATGCTCTAACCAATTTGGGTTCATCGTTGGCGGCTGGTACTGTTTATGTTCAATACGATACGTCGGTTGATGGTACTGCTTCCCACACGATTCGCCGCTGGAACGGTATGAATTGGGAAGACCTGATGTACGAAGGTTCCGTTGGCGAACCGACCAGTGAACCAGCAAACGGTGCCCTCTGGTTCAATAACAACCTGCGTGTGGACATCATGGTGTCCAATGGTTCTCAGTGGTTCGGTTATCGCAATCGTTATCCGGGCACCGATATTATGCTGAGCGGTTCCGAACCACGGTACAAGCCAAATGGCTCTGCAATTATCGAGAATGATCTTTGGATCGACACTGCTGACCTTGAGAACTACCCTAAAATTTACAAGTACATGGGCGGTTCGTGGGAAGTTGTTGATAATACCGACCAGACCACCCCGTTCGGTATTGTGTTTGCTGATGCACGCCAAGATGACGGTAGCGGTAATGAAGATTACAACAGCATGCTTATCAGCAATTTTGTCGATATCGACGCCCCGGATGCTCTGAGTTACCCAGACGGTCTGATCCTGTTCAATACTCGCTATAGCACTAATAATGTGAAGAAATGGGTTGTGAACTACAATTTCGAAGGTCGTCTGGTCGGAAACCGTTGGGTTACTGTTTCTGGTAACGATATTGACGGTTCGCCGTTTATGGGTCGTAAGGCTCAGCGCATCATGATTGTTCGGGCAATTGCCGAATCCATCGTGAATAACGAAGACCTCCGTAGCGAACAGGTTTACTTCAACTTGCTCGCTGCACCGGGTTACGCGGAAGTGATCGATGAATTGGTCACTCTGAACGTTGATAAGAAGCAATGGGCATTCATTGTTGCAGACACCCCGGCACGAATGAAGCCGAATGCAACTGAAGTTCAGAACTGGGCACAAAATACCAATCTTGCCGGGTCTAACGGTGAGAAAGGTCTGACCACGGCCAATCCGTATGTCGGTCTGTACTACCCATGGGGTCTTTCAACCAACATCGATGGTCGCGAAGTCATGGTACCGCCGTCCACGATTGCTCTTCGTACCATGGCGTACAACGATACCGTAGCATATCAGTGGTTCGCCCCCGCTGGTTACAACCGTGGTCTGGTTACGAACGCAACCACTACTGGTTATCTGACCAGTGAGGAAGAATTCAAACCGGTACTACTTAACCAGGGACAGCGTGACGTGTTGTATCTCAACAAGATCAACCCAATCGCGTTTATCCCGAACCGTGGTCTAATTGTATATGGTCAGAAAACTCTCAACCCAACCAGCACTGCGATGGACCGCATTAATGTGGCGCGTCTAACCAACTATCTCCGTTATCAGTTGGAAATGCTGGCGAAGCCGTTCCTGTTCGAGCCGAATGATCTTCAGACCCGTGACAGTGTTCGTATTACATTCGAACGCTTCCTCGCTGATCTTGTTGGTCTGCGTGCCCTGTATGATTTCGTGGTGGTTTGTGACGAAACGAATAACTCTGGGGAACGTATCGACCGTAACGAACTATGGATCGATGTGGCTATCCAGCCTGTGAAGGCTATTGAATTTATTTATATTCCTATCCGTATCTTGAATACGGGTGAGGATATGGGATAAATTCCTATAAACTAGTATAGAAAAGGCGCTCGATGAATTTCATCGAGCGCCTTTTTTGTTAAATGGCGTTCCAATCGAAACGAATACTTCCGCAATCCCAGATTCTATTCCAGCCCTGTGCTTTTCTATTTTCCCATTCAGTCATATTTGGATCATCTTGGTCGTTTTTACGAAGAGCAAAACGGTGAATTCTTCGTAACCCATCAATGTACCAATAATTTGGTTCGGTGTCTCTCGACATCACAAATCCAAGATGATGGTATAGGTTGCCCTCTGACCATCGTTTGTCGGCATATGTGACGATTTGTTTAGGATTATGATCGCGAATAAATCGTTTGAATAGTCTAGATGCAGCACCGGCAATATTCCAGTCGGTTTTAGACGCAAATCTATTCAGTTCCCAATCATTAATTTTTCGAGACAAATTATCTTTACTAAATGTCATTACGGATAGCAATTCGTTATCATACATTAAACCATAACGTACATTGCTTCGACCCGAGCCTTGGATATGGTGTTCTTTAAGAAATGAATTCGCTTCTGCCGATGATAGCTCAACGATATCACATTCTCTCGCACCAAGAACAAAGGCACTTTTTCCAAGAAGTGACGCCAATCTACTCCGCACAATATGCGGTTTTTCCATATATTCATCCTCGAAAATGGTAATTAGGCGTATCCCTTTTTTGGTACATTTTTCTAATTTGTTAAGGTGGTAATCGCGGCTTTTGCCAGCAATTTCGGAATGCCAATACAGACCGTTATACTCGATGGCAAGACGCATCGATGGGATATAGATATCTAGTTCGCCGCGACCGATTACATATTTGTCACGAGAACGTACTTCGATATCTGGTAGCAATCCCTTTATATATTCACAAATTTCGGTTTCTGCTTTGCTCGTGTAATTAATTTTAGGATGACAAACATCGCACATATCTACACGTATGCGACATGGATCAAATACTTGTGGGGTTCGATGAAAATGATGCCCGCAACAAAGACATTCCAAATGCATAAAATGATCATCATGATCAATCAATCGTAGATTCAAGCTGGCTATTGCGTCTAAGCGTTTCTGGTGTGTGCGTTCTTTTACTTTTTGTCTATACCCCGTCATAGAAACGAGAATTTTAGCTTTTGTTTCTTCACTATGATGCTTGCCAAGCATTGGAGCCTGATAACCGCGTTCCTTGCGAGTTATTGCTGCTCGTTGACATGCCTCCGAGCTAATAATTTGTTCTGCCCGTTTCTGACGTATCAGTTCTTTCGTTTCGTCTGAATGCTTGCGCCCCAATAATGGATGATCACCATTTTCTGCCCATTGAGCATTTCGCTCAAGGGCAAGAACACGAAGTTTATCTTTTTGCGCGTCGGTAAGCACCGCGCCCTTATTATGGGCAGGTTTCCCAGACCGTCGTTCCGACATCACTCGGCGCGATTCCTCGGTTTGAGATCGCCCAAACATCGGGTTGTTTGAACCAGATATGGCTTGCCGTTTCTGTTCGCGGTATTCAGGGGACGAAAGAGAATCATCCCCAAATTGCTTCTTATAATCAGCGGTGGTGATGCTATGACGCTTAAGATGGCTATTGGTAATTTGTTTGGTAAATTCTTGTCCGCAAATTTGGCAACATACTGGCATGGATCGACCTCGGTATATACTCTGTATATACCTATTTAGCACAAATGCGGTTTACTGGCAATTAACAACAACAAAGCCGCGTTTGAGCATTGAATATTCAATGCATGCTCCCAGCGATGCGGCTAATTTTAAAGGATCATAATGGCGAATAGCACTATGAGTTCTTCCCCCGCTGAAAATTCTTGGGATGAAATTTTAGCGGCACTTCATTATCGGTAGCCGCTGCCTTGGCGCCGTCATAGGTATAGAAACCCGCAGGGCGGACATGGGTGACGCGCTTAACCTCAAGCACCTCTGCTTTTTTCTTCTCAAGCATTTCCCGTGCCAAATGCGGGGGAAGACGCATCATACGAACTTCATTGTCGATTTCATTCAAACGCTTCCACTTATTATCCTGCTTGACCAACCAATCTTCCATCACCGTTGCCGGTTGATAGCGGGTGATTTTCTTTCCTCGTTCAAGCTTTTCGCGGGCTTTTTGTTCCTGTTGCCGACGCTCGGCTTCTTCTAATTGCTTGCGCAGCAATTCCAGGCGATCTTCGCGAAGAAAATTGATAGCTTCCATTTCAGGCAAGGAAACGCCTTTGAGCCAATCGGGAAGGTTTGCAATCTGCACCAGGGCGCTTTCGTACTCAAGAATACGATCCATCGCCTGTTCGGCTTTGTGTTCGATCTCTGCCCACATCGCGAGCGCAACGTCCAAAGCTTCGTCCGGATGGGACGGGTCGTCATTCACCATTTCACGGAACACTCGGGGAAGAGACTCGAACGCAATCCAACGATCACGCGCCCAGCAACGGTGCGTTTCTTGTGTGACGGTCGGGACATGCTTATGAAATCGTTTCCGGCGCAAAACTTCCGGCACACACGTCGCCGCGTCTTTCGCGTATTCCTTCAGGGTCGCGTAATCACGCTCAATGGCATCAAGCGAGGGAAGTTCACCGGGCATCCGCATATTAATCACCGTGAGACAGCAGATTAGATTACAGTACCGTGAATTTTACGTCAAGTGCTTTTTGAAACAATACATTATGTCCGGTATTATGTTGCACTGCAATAAATACCCATGTTATTAAGGGGTATAAGAAAGGGACATATGATGTTTGTCAGAAAACTACTTCCATCGGAAATGACGCAGTATCAAGACCATTTGTTAAAATTATCCGACCGTGATCGTCACATGCGCTTTGGTGGTATTGTTTCGGACGAAGCGATCATGAAATACGTGGATAATATTAACCTTGAACGTGGCGTTGTCAAGGTAATGCATGACGGTGACAATAAAGTTGTCGCGGCAATCCACGTTGAAATCTTTAAAGACGGCGGCACTGCCGAGATCGGTTTGTCGGTTGATGAGGCGTATCGAGGACGTGGGCTGTCCCATGACCTCTTCAAAGCCGCTCTGCGATGGCTACAGACCCATAAGGTGGAACGGGCATATCTGATGTGCCTGCGAGAGAATTCACCCATGATACACATCGCAAAGTCGGAGGGAATGAAGCTTCGCCCGGAAGGTAGTGAAATGGAAGCCTTTATGGATGTGGGTAATGCCACTATCTTTACCTATTGGGACGAAGTTGCCCAAGAGCAGTGCGCGTGGTGTGAATATGTCAATAATTGGACCCGTTCGATTGCCAAGGCGATGCTTCCGACTACGTTCCATCCGTATTTTAAATTGACCTGAATTTCACTATTGGGCTAAATAATCCCAACAACACCTCTCACACGTCTTACCTTCGGGTAAGGTCTAGCTTCGGTAGCGTGCAAAAGAGAGGTTATGCGCCCTTAGCTCAGGGGTAGAGCATTACTTTGACGTAGTAAGGGTCGTTGGTTCAAATCCAGCAGGGCGCACCAATTTTCCAAAGGCATGCTTCATTTCGACGTGGACAAATAGACCGAGGCAATTGCCAGGAGAACCGCGCCCCACATACGCGAAGTCATTTGTTCCCCCATCACGAACACGCCCATCAATCCAAACGCGATGCATGATACTGGGGTGTAATAGGTTAATATACCCAGCCATGTATGGGACTTGAAAATCTGGCTCCATATGAACGCGCAGCCCGGTCCCCAGATGATTGCCGCAAAAATCAGGTAGCCTAGCTCGGTTGTGTCAGCGTATTTCTGACACAACCAATCGCCAAGCAGTCCGCAAATTCCGGCGGCAATGAGATAGCCTATACTCATCAGTTGAACTGACGATGCATCGTCCCCGAACCCTTGTTGCTGTCATTGACTTCAAGACGGCAATTCGGGGGGAAACCACTGGCAGCGTGTTTCTTTCCCTCATTGTACGCAGCCTTCATGCGCTCGCCCCATTTCTTGGTGTTGTAGGGCTTGCCTTCGTACCCGGCTTTGTAGGCGTGGTCTTCTTCGGTCGGGGTTGAATTTTCCTTTGCTTCCATGATCGAAATTGCCATCGCCGCGAGAGCGAGGTTGCGAGAACGACCATTCTCGAACAGACCCATATTGACCAACTTTTGAATCATGACTTTTGTCTTTGATTCACCAAAGCGTGCTTCAAGGACATTCTGAAGCATTTCGCGACGTTCCATGGGCGTTGCACGTTCAAACGCACGTGCAGAATCGGTATTTTTGAATACGCCATACGCAGAAACCATTGGGTTTTCTTCGTCGGCATTTCCATCACCATCCTCGTCCTCTTCTTCATTATCACAAACATCGCACTCTTCATTATTCATGAAGTGACCTACTGCACCACCAGCAGCCCCGGTTGCCGCGCCCACCGCAGCACCCGCCGCCATTCCAGTGGGTCCACCCGCAATTCCACGCACCGCGCCCATCGCGGCACCCTTGAGGGCACCTGATTTTATATCGCCGCCGAGGCTGTTCGAATCTTCGTCAACTTCAGGTTTGCGGGTGGGGCGAAGGTTATTGCGAACAAAAGAATTCCCGGCTTCCTTCAAAAGATTACGGGTTTCTGGATCAAGTACATCAATACTTTCCTTGAGCATTTTAGCCGTTATCTGAAGATTAAGTTTTTCTGCCACAATGATATTTTCTTTTGTATGGGCAGTTTTTACAAAAGATACAAATGATTTTAGGTGTTCGTTGAGAAGATTCGGCATGTGTACCTCCATGGATTACTGCTATTTATTTGAAAACATTAATTTTGACACCAATGCATGCGTTACCATAGGATCACCCCATCGAAGCGGAACAGACCATGTAGAGGGGTCTTGAATGAGTGATATTTTCGAGCGCGTGGGTAAGTCGAACTCGAACCAGCCCAAAGCATTATCGCCGGTAAGTGATGGTGGTGAAGTACCGCCGGAACGGTTTATCCCCACCGGGAACAACGGTGGCTCACGCCGTTGGTCGTCCAATGACAGCCTTTTTTGGGGTTGTAAGGAAACCCACGACAACCTACCGCCGGGTCTTTATAAGGCTTCCCAGTCACAGCAGATCGGCTACTTGCTGGATAAGCAGATTGTTGATACCGATGAATTGATCATCTTACCGGATACTGCCAGTAAGGAGGTCATTGACGAGATCAACAAGTTCTGGACACTGAAGCCGGAATTCGACAAGCGTGGCTTCATCCATAAGCGCGGCATTTTGCTGCACGGCGATCCGGGTTCGGGTAAGACCTCAACCATTCAGTTGATCATCAAGTCGGTGATCGAAGCCGGTAATGTCGCCATCTACGGTGACCATCCGGATAACCTGCGTGGGTGCTTGCAGATGGTTCGTCGTATTGAACCGGAACGCCAGATCATTGTTCTACTTGAAGACTTTGAGGATATGGTTAAGCATCGTGGGGAGTCTGAATTTCTGGCTCTGCTGGATGGTGAAAGCCAAGTCGGTAATGTTGTGTTCATTGCTACCACCAATTACCCGGAATACCTCGACAAGCGTTTCATCGACCGACCTTCGCGTTTTGACACCGTAAAGTTCATTGCGTTCCCGAACAAAGCAGCACGTATCCTATACATGAAGACAAAGGAACCGTCGCTTACTGATGCCGAAGTGGAACATTGGGCTGGTTTGAGTAAGGGTTTGTCGTTTGCTCACTTGAAGGAAATGATTATTTCCAACCGGTGCTACGGTCACCCGATTGAACAGGTTGTTGATCGTTTGAAAAAGATGTCTGAACGCAAGTTCACTTCTGATGATGCGCGTCCGAACAAGGGCAAGCTTGGATTTGGCGCTGGTGGTGGGGGTGATGAGGACTAATGCCGGGATACCATGGCTTTCGGGAATGCACATTTCAACCGGTTGAAAAGAAATCAATAAACCAGTTTGATGTGACATTTCAAAAAAATGATCATGGAGAGTACGGTGCGGTAACAGAAAAGGGTACCTACTGCATTCGGCGTTCATCGGGCGAGGTACCTTTTCTCGTGCTTACGTTTGAACCTGACGTTATGTATCAAACTCCCGGCGCCCTTGAAATGGTCATTATCTGGGATACCGATGATGTTCCTCCGCTTTTTCGTGAGGCAGCCAACGCCCATTGGGCGGTAATCAATGCATTAGATGAAGTGTGACAGTTTGAGCCGTGTATTTGCACCGAGAGGACAGATAAACGGCTCAAACGTTTTTTAGGTTGCGCAGAGGGTAGCAACACCTTACCATGGGGACCAAATCCCAACCCAGCGGACTATGAAAATGCCCAAGGTTTTTTCTACTAAAATTGCCATTCTGGTTATTGTTGCTGCTTTTGCATGCGGGTATGGGATTGCAGTATGGGCATTTCCTCGCATAGAAATGGTTGAAAAGATTGTTGAAAAAGAAAAAATTGTTGAGGTCAAATGTCCTCAAGCTGATCCGATTGCGGATAAATCGCTTGCATGCAAAACGCCTGCGGTAGCAGATCAAATTGATCCAGTTCCGAGAAAAATTACTGTGGTGGTAGAGCAAAATGCTGTTGAAGAAGAATACGTTCCGATTCAGCGAAAAATCACTTGTTATCTTCCCCATAGCCAAACCAAAACCTATGAGAAAATTATTGATGACGTGGAATTCGAATCGGATTGGACGATGATTCGGACAGCGCCCACGGGTACTCTTGATTATGATCTAGAAGACAACATCATGATTCACAACACAACTGGTAGTTGGTGTACAATTATCCCTGTCACTAAATCGACACCCGCAAAGAAGGTATAAACCATGTACATCGTCTATCCGATTGGTTCACCCGGTTCATGTTCAGTTGGACAGAAGGTTGCCTTACGCGGTTGGGTTCACCGAGTGCGCGACCACGGCGGGTTGTTGTTCGTGGACATCCGTGACTACGATGGCGTAATGCAGTGTGCGCTTGATGCCAACAACCCGAACATTGCCGCCCTGGCAAAGATTCGTGAAGAAAGCTGTGTGGAAGTTCGCGGAACGCCGCGTCTGCGCCCGGAAGGCACTACCAACGAAAAACTCGGGTTCGTTGGCAAATATGAACTGGTCGTGGAAGAGTTTGAAATCTTCAATCAGGCGGCGGTACTTCCGTTCACGCTGCACGATGAAGATTTCACTGCATCGGACGAAGCTCGCCTGCGGTATCGGTACCTCGATCTTCGCCGCCCGAAAATGCAGCAGAACCTCAAACTGCGTTCCGACGTGATTTGGATGCTGCGCAACGAAATGGTACGCCAGGACTTCATGGAAATTCAGACGCCCATTCTGACGGCTTCTAGTCCGGAAGGCGCCCGTGATTATTTGGTGCCTGCCCGTTTGCATCCCGGTAAATTCTACGCGCTGCCCCAGGCTCCGCAGATTTTCAAGCAAATTCTGATGTGTTCAGGGGTGCAGCGGTACTTTCAGATTGCCCCGTGCTTCCGCGATGAAGCTGGGCGTTCTGACCGGTCGCCGGGTGAGTTCTACCAGCTTGACATGGAAATGGCATTCGCTACCCAAG